ATCCTTTAACGATGTCGATGATAGTGAGCCGATTGAGCGGCCAGATTATTATCCACAGAAATTTTGGGATGAGGATGGACCCGATGTCGAAAAACTTGCAAAAAGCTATGCCGAACTGGAAAAGGCGTTCAAGCTCGGTAAGCATAAAGCGCCTGAAGATGGCTACAACATGGAGGATTTGGTTGATCGAGGTCTCGATCTGGAAGATCCGAGTGTCCAGGCGTATCAGGAGTGGGCGCAGAAATATGGCGTATCTCAACAGGCGTTTGAGGAATTGGCTGGCAGCATTCTGGAAATGACCGGGGATCAAGAGCAAGCGATTGAATACGATCGTCAGCAAGAGATGTCTAAGCTTGGTGAAAAAGCGGATCAAAAGATATCTTATCTGGAGCGCCATATCACAAAGGCTGCACTAAATCAGGCGGAACGCAATGCTTTGGCTATGAGCCTGAACAATGCCGATAGCATCAATGCAATGGTGAAGTTTATCCAGGGCTATACAAACGAAGGCATCCCGACCGAGCCAGTTGTAGCAACGCCAGAAATGAGTGTTGATGACTTGCGCCAAGCGATTGCCGATCCCCGCTGGCAAAGCGATCCAGTGTGGCGCACAAAGATGGAACAACAATGGGCAGCGGCCAACAGCTAGATATTGTTGCAATATAGCAAGCTTGCGTGTATATGTGGTGTAACGGCTAACCGCTGCGCGGCCCGTGGATCTGGTAAACCAGTGGTGGGCGCGACCACATTCGCGCAAGCAGACTGCCCGAGATACATCGGCTAACAGTAAGCGTTTTAATGGAAACCTAATAGGAGGCTTCTGCTATGGCGCAGAGTATTACTAACGCCTTTGTGACTCTCTTTGATGAAGAAGTTAAACAGGCATATCAGGGCGAAGCCCTACTTCGCGGCACCATGCGTTCACGTTCTGGTGTCCAAGGCAACACTGTAAAATTCCCAAAAATCGGTAAAGGTGTTGCAACAGTTCGCGTTCCACAAACAGACGTTACACCGTTGAACGTGACTTATTCACAAGTAACAGCGACAATGACAGATTACATTGCGGCTGAATACTCAGATATCTTCCACCAATCACACGTGAATTTTGATGAGCGCCGTGAATTGGTTCAGGTTGTATCTAAGTCAATCGCTCGTCGTATGGACCAAATCTGCATCGACGCTCTAAACGCAGCATCTTCACCATCCACAGTTGCAACATCTGTTGGTGGCTCAGCGTCGAACATGAACATCGACAAGCTACGCGCTGCTGCAAAAGCATTGAACGAAAAGAACGTACCTCAAGAAGGTCGTCACTTGTTGATGCACTCATCACAGCTTGACGCTCTACTAGGCGAGACAGAGACAACATCATCTGACTTCGCTACAGTAAAAGCGCTTGTCCGTGGCGAGATCAACTCGTTCATGGGCTTCAACATCATCACAATGGGTGATCGTGACGAGGGTGGTGTTCCAAAGCCATCTACACGTTCTTGCTTCGCATGGCACCAGGACTCAATGGGTTATGCTGAATCAATGGCGCAAAAGTCTGAAGTCAACTACATCCCAGAGAAAACATCGTTCCTAGTAAGTTCAATGTTCTCGGCGGGATCGGTAGCGATCGACGACGAAGGCATCGTCAAGATCTCATGTACTGAAGCGTAAGGAGACTGAACAATGGCTTTTGATAAAGCAGGATTCGTAACATACGGCGCAAGCAAAAAAGGTAATGCACCTTCGCTTTATGGTTATTCCACAACGGATACCATTGCGACTGTAAACACATCTGGTTACTTCGATGATCTGTCAGACACTCTGGCGGTCGGTGACACAATCTTGGTTCGCTCATCAACAGGCGGCACACAGGTTTTGTCATGGATCTACGTCCTAACAAACGCAAGCGGCGTTGTTGACGTAACAGACGGTCTAACAATCACAGCGACCGATACAGACTAATACTCCGGGGGGCCGGGAAACTGGCCCCCTACACTTACCTGGAGGTATACAATGGCAACTGGTGATAGTGACGTTTCAATCTGCTCCGCCGCTTTGATCTCTCTGGGGGCGTCAAAGATTACATCCCTGAAAGATACTGATGATGTTTCAGTGGCGTGTAACACGCTATATCCGAGCCTTAGAGACACTATTCTTAGCTCATACCATTGGTCATGGAGTATAAAGAAAAGGCAGCTTACGCAGCTCGACACTGATCCTATAAACGAATGGGATCATGCTTATCTCTTGCCAAATGATATGTTATCCGGGGTTCTGGCTGTTTTTGAATCTACAGCATCCGGTCAATCTCCTATCCGTTACGGATGGGAGGTATATGGCAACCAGTTATTCACAAACCTGGATACGGTTTATATCGATTATCAGGCATCCGTCCCAGAATACAAAATGCCAGCTTACTTTGTTAAGTTGCTGCAACTAGCCACAGCCGCAGAATTAGCGATCCCAATCACTGACCAGGCGACAAAGGCAGATTATTTTCGGGCGCAAGCATTCGGCAATCCTGGCGAAAACGGTCGTGGCGGTGAAATGCGCAAGGCAATGAACATTGATGGTCGTGGGCAGTCCACGCAAGTGATCGAGGACTTCTCTCTTATTCAAGTGAGGTATTGATGCGTATCAACCAGTATCAATCAAACTTCTCTGTCGGTGAAATAGATCCGCTATTGCGGGGCCGAATTGATCTACAGCAATATCGCAATGCTCTCGAGGAAGCCACAAACGTCACAATTCAGCCTCAGGGCGGGATCACGCGCCGGGATGGTTTGGAATTTGTTTATGATTTTGGATCGTCGTTTTCTTCCTTCAAGATTATTCCTTTTGAATTTAGCGTAAACGACAGCTATCTTTTGGTTTTTGTGGTTGGTCGGATTTATGTGTTTAAGAATAAAGCTGTTCAAAGAGGCATAAATGGCACGGCTCTTAATTATATTGTAGCCACAGACATCACTGAGGCTATGCTTGATGAGCTAGAATACACGCAAGCGGTTGATACCCTTATTCTTTGCCATGAAGATTTGCAGACAAAACGCCTTGTTCGCAATTCAGATACGTCTTGGACGTTTGAAAACTTACCATTAACGAATCTTCCTAAGTATGCATATGCGTTTGATACACATCAACCTAACTATGATGTCACGCCCAGTGCGGTGAGTGGCAACATTACTATCACCGCATCTAACGTCACAACTGATAATGGTACTGCTCAAGCGGGAAGTAGCAATACAATTACTCTTAAATCTGCAACGTCCTACACATCTGATGATGATCCAAATGGGATGTTTATCAAGATAACATCTGGCACTGGATCGGGGCAAACGCGGCACGTTGAGGATTATGTTGCGTCAACAAAGGTTCTGACGGTTTATCCAGCGTGGGATACAGCGCCTGACAATACATCTCACTACGAGGTCAAAGCGTTCAAAGAGGCGGCGGTTGACGAATACTTGCAAGTAGACAGCACATTTGGCCGGGCGCGATATGTTGAGTATGTTAGCGATACGGAAATGAAAGCGTTTGTCGAGGTTCCGTTTTTTGATACAGATACAATTGTTGCGGGTGAATGGACAAGTGAACACGGATATGAGGATGTGTGGTCTAGCACGAGAGGATGGCCGCGGTCGGCTACATTCCACGAGGGGCGTCTATACTTCGGTGGATCTAAATCCCGACCCAATACAGTCTGGGGTTCGAGAGTTATTGATTACTTTAACTTTGGGGTTGGCACTGGCCTAGATGATGAAAGTGTTGAGGCAACGATAAACACAAACCAGCTAAACAGCATTGTAAACATTGTTGCATCAAGTGACTTGCGTATCTTTACAACCGGGGGTGAGTTTATTGTTGTTCAGTCCGAGGATAACCCAATCACCCCAAGCACTTTTCTTGTACGCCCACAAACAAGGCTTGGATCAAAACCAGGTGTTCCCATTGAGGATCTAAACGGGGCCACGATATTCGTTCAACGTCAGGGCCGTGCAATCAATGGGTTTCAATTTGGATCTGATACAAATTCATATCAGGTACAAAACGTATCACTGTTGTCATCGCACCTATTGAATGATCCTATAGACATCGCAGTTCGGCGTTCTGCGTCCACAGATGAAGCTGATCGACTATTCGTCGTAAATGGTGGCGATGGATCGATGGCGGTTTACTCTATCTTGGTGGGCCAAAACGTTATTGCTCCCAGCAAGTTCACAACAAGTGGTGAATTTGTTGCCGTTGCGGTTGAGGTTTCAAGCGTATTCGTAATTGTTAAAAGAACAGTTGACGGGTCAGATGTGTATAATTTGGAAGTTTTTAACCCCAATAGAACACTAGATTCATCGAAGGCTGGCGGTGTGGGAACTCAAATTGAAATGCTGCATCTTGATGGTGAGACTGTTAGTTTAATTGTTGATGGCATTGTTCAAGATGATGACACTGTAGAAGATATAACAATATCTGCCGATGACGATGGGGTCTTTACTGAAAAAGTATATACAGCGGGTGATCTTACTTTAGATGGCGTGTACGTTGGGGCGGGGAGCGCTGACTTTGACGGGATTGCAAGAACCGTCACCTTGGATTTTTCTGGTTTTACGTCTTGGACATCTGGTAAGTATGTTACGATTACTGGAACTGGCTACTATGGTCAGAACTTATCGAATATTATCTCTATGGGTACGACTGCAAATCCGTCTTTATCATCAAGTGAAACGTTTATAGCTGTTACAAACATCAATATAGGACAAGACGAGGCCGGTGTTGGCAAAGTAAAAGTAGGGGTGAGTGCAGTAACGGCGCCAGGCATTTCATTCCCGGCTGCATCTACATCATCATTTGAATGCGGTATAGATTATACGGTCCAGGCAAAAACAATGCCGACTGAGCCAGCGCTGCAAAGCGGTACAGTTCACGGTGTGCGCAAGCGGATCGTTCAGGTTGATGCTTTGGTGGATAAGACTAAGGATCTCAAGATTAACAACAGAGCAATTACATTTGATACTGAAGCAAGCTCGGATGCGATTGCAGAGTTTACTGGGTTAAAAACTGCGCACGGTATTCTTGGGTTTAGTACAACCGGACAAATCACGATAAGCCAAACTGACCCATTGCCAATGACAGTTTTAAGCTTGGAATACAAAATGAGTGTGGGGAACTGATATGACAGCACTAGCGGGAATGGCAGCAACACAGGGCGCTCAATTAGTAATAGGAGCGGCGTCTGCGTTAGGGCAGATATCAGCGGGTCGTGCAGCGCAAAGGCAGTACCAACAGCAAGCGCAGCAAGCCGAATTAAAGGGCCGCGCTGAGGCGATTGCCTACAAGCAAAAGGGCGCTGAGATTATGGCAAACCTCAATGAAACACTTGCGGCTATCATTGCGAGATCTGCGGCGGGTAATGTTGATCCTACGTCTGGATCTGCAAGAACCGTTGCTTTAGCATCAACAGCGGAGGGCATTGAAGAAGCAAACATAGCGGCTGACAATGCTACGGCTGCAATCAGTCAGGGGCAAGTACAGGCCGATATTTATCAGCAAGCGGGTAAAACAGCTATGCAAACATCGATGGTGCAAGCTCTTGGCACTGCTGGAACATACGCGTATCGGTACGGTCAATTAGCGTGATAGGTTAAATTATGGCGATTCTTCCAAGATATCAAAAAACAGGGATCAAGGTTCGACAGCCTTCGAGCATGGACTTTGCCGCTGCAAGGGAATCGCAACGACTAGGGCAAACGATTGCACAGCAACTAGATCGCATGGGTGAGTTTGCGTTCCGCCAAGCCGCTGAGGTGGCTGAACAGCGCGGTGTTGAGCGTGTTCGGCAAGAAGGTGCTGTCCCTGTATTGGAGCAACTACAAGGCCAAGACGAGCCGCGCACAATCGCAGAACAAGCGGCATTTGATGCTGCGAACAAGATCGCTGTTGTCGAGATAGAGACGGCTGCACGGTCAGATATGCGCACTCTTATTCAGCAAGCCGACGAAACAAATATGTCTATGAGCGTGTTTAATGATCGTATGAGCGACATTCAAGATGGGTACACTGCATCACTGCAAGTTGTAAACCCAGTTGCCGCTGGCGTTCTAAATGCGCGTCTACAAGAGGACTCGGTTTCTTTTAACACACGATATTCAGAGATTGTATCACGTAAGGCAAAGGCTGCATGGGCTGCGAAAACAGAGGAAATTCTTAATGATGGCGTTCAAGCAATACAAGAGATTGCACTGCAAGAAGGCGTCACAGAGGATCAGATTAACACTGCTGGGGCAAAGCTTTTAGAGACAGCGCAAACACGTGGTGTAAGCGAAAAGAAAGCACAGAACCTTGTTGATCGAGCGGTCAATGCGGCGATCCGTGAAAACCTATACTATCGCTTAAATAACGCGGCTGGCATTCCGGAAAAACAAGCGATCCTTGCGGAGATATCTGAGCAAGAAACATTCCCCGGCATGAATTACGAACAAACCCGTAATTTAGAGGAGCGTATCGGGAACGATATCACTAGAGAGATAAACGCAGGGCGCACAGAGTTTGTTGAAAACTTGCAAGATGCATTGCTCTACATTACGCACACTGGCCAAACTCCAGAGGGTTTTGGGGTTGATGAGGCTAATCTATCGGTGTTGTTTGCTGAGGACCAAGATACACTTGATGGGCTGCTTCGTTCACTAGAGTTTGCTGAACAGGACGCGCTTACATACGGCGCATTGTCAACGATGAGTGTTGCAGAGGCGAACAAGGCTGTTAGCGAAATGAAGGCTGACTATGAAAGCCCAGCGCCCGGCACAACTGGTGCAGAGTTGGCATCTTTGCAGCAAAGGTATGAAACGTTCCAAGCGGCTGTTGCGGATCGTGCAAACCGGGTCAATGCAGATCCGGCGCAATATGTTCTTGATACAAACCCAGAGGCGAGAAAGTTTGCAGAGGGAGCAATGAGGGATATTGCTGAGGGCAACTTGGAAGCTGCTGCATTTAACTTGCAGGGCTTGGGTATCACTCTGAAAAAGACATACGATAAGATCGGTGTAAGCGAAAGCGCGAGACAGATCATGTCTAAGGGCATGTCACAACAGCTTGTGCAGAACCTAGAAAGTATTGCTGAGTCCAATCCAGACTTGGCGGTTTCGTTCTTTCAGCAATATCGCAATGCGTTTGGGGATGATTCAATCCGTTTCGTTGATGAGCTGAATAAGGCTGGTCTAAAGCCAGAGTTTACAGAGGCCATGATGACAAACGATCCTGGTCTACACGATATGCTGATGAAGGTTTCACAGACTGATGCGGCGGATATCAAAAAGCTAATTGATAAAACTGATGCGTCTGACGCTATGGCAGATCTACAAACAACACTTACAGAATATACTTCTGCGTTTATTCAGGGCGGTGATGTCAAGGCGCAAGAAGATCTGGCAAGCGCTATGGGCGTGGCGGAAAAGCTGCTATATCAGTACATGGCGCAAACTGGAAAGTCTGGTGCTGATGCTGCTAAATGGGTAGCATCACGGTTGTTTCCAGAGTTTGAAAACGTTGTCAGCAACGAAAACGGTTCGTACATTGTGCCGCTAGAGTTCAATAAGAATACCGTTAGTGCAAAGCTTGGCGGTCAGATTATGAACCCTGAAACGCTGCAAAAGCTAGGCATTAAAGAGTTAGATGTAACCGATGCGCCTGGATATATTGATGAGGCGATATCGTTTGCCAATCTTGCGCGTAAGGGTGTCTTTGTAAACAACAGCACAGGTGACGGTGTTGTGTTGCACTATCGCACTGATACCGGGTATTTAATACAAGCCGAAATGGCTGATGGTTCTGGACCTGTAGATATAAAGTTTAAAGATTTAGACATGATCTTGAAAGAGCTTCAAGGCGCTGCTGTTGAGGTGGGTAAGGTTGAACCGGCTGGTGCAGATCAAGCTATGGCCCCTGGGTTCGAGCCTGGTGCGCCAGGTTATGAAGCTGGCATGGCGGCCTTACAAGAAGCGCAACCAGTAACACCTGCTGCGCCAAGAGCCGAGCCAGTGTCGGCTGAGGAGCGCGTAAAGCGAGCTGAGACAAATCGAAAAAAGGTTATCATTTTTAACAGGTACATGGATCGAATACCAGAAAGTGCCACTAGCGCAGAAAAAAACGAATACTATCAGTTTCTTCTATATGAGTTAAGAAAACCTGATTTTCCTTCTATTGCCATGACTCAATTTAGAACCTTCAAGGATATGAAGGAATCCGGTGAGTACGAAAGAGTACTAGAACGTCGAAGCAAGCAGGGCAACTAAATGCGTACTAGGCAGTTACAGACAAAGAATAGAATACTTCGGCAGATTGCTGGGGATGATTTATCTGTAACACTAACAGATCAGTTTGGTGCTGCGTTTGAAATGCCCACAATGGGCAGCTTGCTAGTACAGCAAATCAATCAAAGCTCGGCGGATACAGATGCCCGGCGTCAAGCCTATATGGAGATCGAGGCAGATTTATTCGACGAACAAAAAGAAATACGGGATCAACTAATAACTGAGACAGATCCGTTGGAACGTGGTCGTTTGCAGCGCCGCGCGATACAGGTGTTTCAACAAATAGGTAACTATCAATCAGATCGTGTAACAGACAAAGCGCTAGAAATGGGCTTACTTAAAGCGCCGGATCAGCTTGCGGAAAAGTATGGTGATCTTTTAAACTTTGATCGTCCAATGTCCGAAGAAGAAGCGGATCTACTGTATAAGGGAAAGAAAGAAGAAGCTGTCCGCAATGCGATTATTAATGCTGGCCCTAAAGGTATTATTCCTGGAGCCGTGCAATTCGCTGGTGGCATGGCCGCAATGGCCGTTGACCCATTGGAGGTCGCCTCAATGTTTATCCCAATCGTTGGCCAAGCTGGTCGAGCGAGAGCGATTGCCAAGTATGGTAAGATCAAAGGATCTGGGTATGTGGGCGCGCGTGAAGGTGCGTTTGGCGCAGCTATTACAGAACCATTGTACTATGGCTTATCGCAGGACCAACAGCTAGATTACACAATGTATGATGCGCTGTTTAACGTGGGCGCTGGGTTTTTCTTGGGCGGGGCCATCGGCTCTGTCGGTGGGGCTATTGCAGCAAGATCTGTAAAGGCTAAAGAAACAATTTCCATGACTGATTACGGTGATGTCTTAGAAGTCAGAAAGATGGCGGATGACATTACTGAAACAGAAGCGGATGCGATTGCAAGATCGAACCAAGCGGTCGCGAAGGTGCGCAAGATGTATAACATCACTGGCGGACCAATCACTCATGACATGGCGGTTCGTAAATTTGCCCTAGATCAGAATGTGCAAGTTGATCTGATTGCCCCTAAATCGGTCAAGCGCCCAGAAACGCTATCTGAGTTTATTAGATCAAAGGGTGGTATTAACGATCAAGATCCGGCTTTTCGCGGCGAATTAAAGGCAGTCGGTATTGAGGGCGCTGCGGGCTACAAGACTGATAAGGGCATTCAGGTCAATCGTGTAAGCAATACGACATCGGAAAAGAACTTAGACGATATGGCAGATATCGCATATCAAAACGGGTTTTTGGATTCGCGTAACGCTAGTGAATTGGTTGAGCGCTTGCGTGATGAAGCGCGAGGCAACTTTACCTTTTCAAGGGCAGATCAATTTGAGGCGGAGCAATGGCGTCAATACCACCAGGGCAAAGATGACTTTGAGCGTGAGATAGCTTTCCGTCAAGAGATACGCACTGAGCTAGAAATGCTTGGTATGAAGAACGTCACCGATGACGAGATTGCTGTCATTGCAGATCGTATGGCGCGTACGGGCGAGGATGTTGTCGATGCAGCGCAAGCGATTTCAATGCGGATCGAAGATGTTAGATCCCGTATGATCGCAGAAACAACGGTGCAGCCAGAAAGCGATAGGCTCGCTGATTTCAATGCGTCAGCCCGTGCGGATGAAACTCCTGACGAAATACCGTTTGATGAAATAAACGATCGCCGGGAACAAATAATTGAACAGGCGCGGTTGTCTGATGAATTGACCAAAGATCAAATCCGGTCATTAGAGGAAATGGACGAGATTGATCGTAACCATGAGGCTAGGGTTGAGGTTATTCAGGCTGGTATGAAATGTGTGGCGAGGTCGTAGATGTCTAAGTGTTTAGCAGAACTAGATAAAGCAAATGCAAATCGCCTATCTGATGATGAGCTAGAAGAAATTCTTGAGGATCTACAAGCCGAAAAGAAAGCCCGGCAAGCATCAGGGAAGCTTGATGAGGTTGAGGAAGCGATATTCACGCGCGGTCAAGTTATGATTGATGAGGCGGATATCGCCCGTAAGATCGAACGGCGCAATCGTTACATCAATATTATGGTTGAGCAACGTGCTATGGTACGTGCCGAAGCGGCTGATGCACTAACAGGCGATCCGTCTTTGGGCTTAGAGTCATTGCTGGTTGGCACAAATGCGGCATTTGAGGGCGCACAAAAGTCTGTGGACTCAATCAATCAGGCTCTTGTTGGTGAGTTTATGGGTGGGTTTATTGCCGATTTAAAGAAAGCGGATCTGCATACCAAGTTCAACAACATGAAAGAGGACTTTGAAAAAGAAGTATCTCGAGCGCTGGCAAACCTTAACATGCCAGAACCAAAGCCCCGGACTGAACTTAACGATGTCAGCGTCGATGCACAAAAGATGGCTGAAATTATGTTTAAGTATCAGCGTGACGCATTGCAGCGTGAAAACAAAGCTGGTGCATATATTCGCCTAAAGCAAGGGCGTGTGGTCGGATCAAGCCATGACATTCGGCGTATGATTAAGGCTGGCAAAGACAAGTGGGTTGAGGAAATAAACACTCGCTTAGATTGGTCAAAGACTGCCAAGGGTGAATTTGATGCGAACATCGAAGGTCGTCGTGCGTTCTTAGAAAGATCTTATGATGCAATCGTTACTGGGGTGCGCAAAGAGACTGAGCGCAATGAGATTGCCAAATCATTTAAGGGGCCGGGCAACTTGGCCAAGCGCGAGAGTGCATCGTCTTTGTTCACATACAAAAGCGCAGATGATTGGTATGACTACGATCAGGCATTTGGTCGGGCATCATTGCGTGAGGCATTCATGCAAGACATCAATTCATCGTTGCGTTCTACGTCATTGATGCAAGTGCTGGGGACTAACCCGGAGGCAATGGTTGAGCGGATACAGAAACGATTGCTGGAAAAGCACCAGGGCGATCTGAAAAAGGTAAAGCGCCTAAAGCGAGAGAATGCACCTTTGAACTTCAAAGCGGCATATGCTGAGGTTTCCGGCGATGTAAACTTGGGGTCACACACTGAGATTGCGCGGTGGATGCATTGGTTCCGTGCGGTACAGACAATGGCCAAGCTGGGTGGCGCGTGGATTTCTGCTCTATCTGATGTTGCATTCATTGCTAGTAACCGAATGTATCAGGGGCGGTCACTACTAGACTCGTGGGGTGATGCGCTGACTGCGGTATTCCGTGGTATGAACGCTGGCGAAATGCGAGAGTTTTCTGATCGGCTAGGTGTTGGTATCGAGGGGCAGCTAGGCGACTTTATGAGCCGCTTCAATGCGTCTGATGATGTGCCGGGGCAGACATCTAAAGTAATGTCTATGTTCTTCAAGTTGAACCTATTGCAGCCTTGGACGGAAAGTAACAAGCGCGGCGTTACGCTAATGATCTCTAACGATCTGGGGCGCGAGGCAAGTAAGGCATTCAATGATCTGCCAGATGACATGAAGCGGTTGTTATCAATTTATGGCATCGATGAACAAGCTTGGAACAAAGCGCGTAAGGACGTTAAGAAGGGTCCGGATGGCCGTGACTATCTTATTCCTGGTGAAATTAAGGATGCGTCATTGCGTGAAAACTTCTTTGCAATGATGGTGTCTGAGGCTGACAATGCTGTTCCGTCACCGGGGGCAAGGGAAAGAGCGATGTTGCGCCGGGGATATCGTCCTGGGACATTGGCTGGCGAAGGTATTCGCTTTCTAACACAGTTCAAGTCATTTGGCGTAACAGCCCTTACAAAGCCACTAGGGCGGCAGCTCTATGGTCAGGGCGCGGGTAGTGCAAGAGAGCAAATACAGCGCGGCATAGGGGCCAATATAGGCCTTGTGAATACGATCGTCGGCACAACTATCATGGGCTATTATGTGATGCAGCTTAAAGAGGTTGCGAAGGGCCGTGAAATGCGAGAGCCAAGCCCAGAAGCATTTGTCGCGGCAATGATGCAGGGCGGCGGCTTGGGTATCTACGGCGACTTTTTATTCGGAGAAGCTAACAGATACGGCGGTGGTACGCTGCAAACGATTGCTGGCCCGGCGGTAACGGAGGTATCCGAAACGATTGATCTATTGCAGCGCGCTCGAGGCGTGGTGATGGGTGGTGAGGAGGATCTGAGTGGTGATGTAATCCGTTTGATTAAGGGTAACGTTCCATTTGGCAACTTGTTCTATACCAAGCAAGCGATGGATTATTTGATCTGGTATCAACTGCAAGAAAGCGTCAATCCTGGATACTTGCGCCGTATGGAGCGACGTATTGAGCGGGAGAATGATACGGAGTTTTGGTTGCGGCCAACAAGCATCGTCGCAACGGGTGGTGGTTTCAGATGATTATCTTGGATATTTACGCAACATCTGGTATAAGCAAGGCAATAAAGGAGTTTTAAAATGGCAACACTAGCAGACCGAGTATATGACAGCGGTTTATCCGTTTTGGATACAGAAGCAACCCGCGTTGACATTTGCAGCGCAGAACCAACAACTTACACAGCGGCGACATCTACAAACACGCTGGGCAACACAACAAGCATTACGATCTCAGCGCCTGCTGATGGTGACACATCTGGTCGTAAGGTTACGCTAAGTGCAATCTCTGGTGCATCTGTTACCGGCACAGGCACAGCGA